TCCACTGGAATCAATTCAACAACCAATGAAATTACTATTATTGATCATCAATTAAAAACTGGTGATAAAGTTTTTTATGGAAATGGTCCTTTAAGTGAAGATGAATACTATATCTATAGAGTTAATAAAAATAAAATTAAATTGTGTGAAACTTTCTTTGATTCACAACAAATTCCTCCGTCTGTCGTAGGTTTTGCTTCAACAGGAGGTTCTAATCAAAATCTAGCATTGATTAATCCAAGATTGAATGTTATAGAGAATAATAACTTAGTATTTGATCTTTCCGATACAAGTTTGGTTAATTATAATTTAAAACTCTATACAGATTCTCAATTCAAAAATGAATTTGTATCTACAGGATCTACAACTTCATTCAGTTTGTCTGGAGTAGGTACTGTAGGACTTGGAACCACTGCAACATTGACTTTAGAATATAGTTCCACAATTCCAAAAGAATTGTACTACAATCTGGAAAAGGATGGAGTAGTAGTAAATCCAGACACTGATGTTCAGAAAAATTCTAGTATTCGATACAATGCTAGTGTTTATAATAATACCTATAGTATAAGTGGTGTAGGAACAACAACTTTCAATTTAAATATTAATAAAAAACCTGAGAGATCTTCGTATATTTCTACCGAATGTAATACTCTGGAATATTCTACAACATCAATTTCTACAACTGGATCTGTTAAATCATTAAATGTTTTATCCTTTGGATCTGAATATAAGAAAATACCAAGTTTAAAATCCACAAACTCAGTTTCTGGTTCCGATTTGATTGTGAACGTAGAATCAACTGCGATTGGTTCGATAAAACAAAAAAGAATTTTAAATAATAGATTTACTTATTCTTCAGATAAAACACTAAGACCCAAAGCTAAAGTATCTCCAAATATAGTATTAAAAAATTCCAATACTATAGACACTCTGACAATTTTAAATGGTGGAAGTGGATATATTGATACTCCAACATTAACCATTGTTGATTCTACTACAAGAAATATTGTCAATTCTGGTTTATTAAAACCAATTTTGACTGGATCTTCAATCTCATCTGTAGATATTGAAGTTTCTCCAAAGGGACTGTCTGATGATGGAGTAGAAATCTTTACTACTAACAATACAAATGGAGTTGCTGTTGTTAACGTAGAATCTTCAAATACTGGTATATTCACATGCTCCATACCAACACCAAGCACTGGATCATTTTCAGTTCTACCATTTGTAGAAAATGATCTTGTGTATGTTGAAGGAATTCAAAAACTTAGTAATAGTATTGGTGATGGATTTAACTCCGAAGATTATGGATTTAAATTGTTTAGGGTAAGCAACGTTGATACTTCTGGTCTTAATGTTAAGGTAACCTTAAATATATCCGGATTAACTACAAACACTGGTACTGCAAAAACAGTTCAGGATTTTAGTGGAGTTTTAATTAACGAAAATGATTATCCATCCTTTAAACTGACTCAGAAACAATCCACATTCTTAGTTGGAGAAACTTTATCTTCAAATAATCGGAACATAGATTTAACAGTTGTAGAGAATGAAGAAAATAGATTAAAAGTTTCTGGATTGTATGAATTATCTCTTGGAGAAATTATTACTGGAACTGAATCTGGTAGTATTGCTACAATAGAAAAATTAACCAACAACGAAGCAATCTTCAATGTAAATTATTCTAATTTACAAGATATTGGATGGGACAATGAAACTGGAAAATTAAGTGAAGATTATCAAGTTACTGCAAATAATGATTATTATCAGAATTTGTCATATTCTGTAAAAAGTTCAGTAACTTACAAAGATCAACAATCTCCCGTAGAAAACTTAGTTCATACTAGTGGATTAAAGAACTTTGCAGATACTCAAATATCTAAATCTGTTAATGCAGGATTAGCAAAGTCTAGTGATGGATTTACTATTGTTTATGATGTTATCGATCAAAAAAGAGTAGATACTATTAATAATTTTGACAATGTTATTGATAGTGAAGTTGTTGATGAAAAATCAAAATTCTTGAGATTTCAAAACAAGAGATTGACCAATTATACCGATTTGAAAAATCTCAATGTATTGGACATTGATAATATAAGTAATCAATTCTCAAATTTTGAGGATGAAAATACTGAATTTTTATCAATACAAGAAGTTGATGATATATCATACCATAATTATTTGTTTAGAGTTGTTAGTACAGATGGTAGTGAGGTCCAATTAACTGACTTAACTATCTTAAGTGATGGAAAAGAAACTGTTATTGTTGAAAATGAATCTTTACAAAATTCAAATTCTGCGTATGGAACATTTGATTTAGTAGAGAATGAATTTGATGAAACTTTCTTGAGATTTAATCCGGTTGACGCATTTAATACAGATTATGATATTAAATTAATCAAACAGGTTTTCAATTCAAATATTACTGGAGTAGGAACAACTGCTGTCGGATTTGTGGATTTGACTGGATCCGTAACCACTTCTGCTGGCATAGGAACAACTGCAATTATTTCACTAGATTCTAGTAATTTCGAATCTCTTTATGTTAATACACAGATAAGAAATACTAGTAATGATGATATGAATTATGTGAGATTGTATATCGCCCATGATGGGACAAATACATATATGTCCGAATATTATATTGATAATAATTTAAGTTCTTCAACAGGAGATCAAATAGGTTTCTTCACTTGCACTGATTTAGGTGGCGGAGTTTTATCATTAGTGCATGAAAATACTTCTTCAGATTCACTTAATATAAGAACTAATGTTGTTGGATTTGGAACAACAACATCTGGAATAGGCACATTTAGATTTAAGTCTTCCGATCAACTGGATGGACAGGAAAGAAGTGCAATTTATGAATCCAACTTCCAATCTATGGTTGGTATAGCATCGACGACCATTCATACTTTAGACAAGACATTATTTAATGCATCAAAATCTGTAGTACAAGTTAGTATAGGTTCCAGTAAAGCACTTCATCAAGTCATGATGATATTTGATGGAACTGATATCTATACACAACAATTACCTTTCCTTTCGGTGGATACCACTGTTAATACCCTTGATACTTTATCTGGTATTGGAACATTTGGAGGAGAAGTATCTGGTAGTAATTTAGTATTAAAGTTCTATCCAGATGATCAAACTCAACAAACTGATATTGAAATTTTCAGTAAATCATTATACACCGGAACAGATGTTCTTAATGATTACCTAGATTTGACATATGGATCTTCTACTGAAAGTATTGATGAAAAATTCTATAATTCAATTAATGGTGATAGAATCAATAGAAAAAACTTTAAACTTACTACAAATAATACACCAATATTCTCAAAACAGTTTAATCCAAATTCAGTATCTTTAGCAGCAACTACTGGAATATTCACTATTGAAGATCACTTTTTCTACACTGGTGAAGAGTTAATTTATACTCCAAACTCTACAATTGTTGGTGTTGGAACCAGTGCTATGATGACAAGTGCCACTGAAGTTTTACCAAGTTCAGTATATGCTATTAAACTTACTGAAAACACTTTTAAAGTTGCAACATCAACTTCAAATGCTATAAGTGGAATTGGAACAACATTTGCTTCCTTAGGAGAAGGAAATGCTCATAGATTTACTATGAAGAAAAAAAATTCCAAGTGTATTATTACAGTTGATGAATTAGTTCAATATCCAGTTGCATATACTGGAATAGCACATAGTTTATCCGGAAATATTGGAGGTACATTAGGAGTTAGCACTACCTTTGTTTCTTTAAGTGGAATTTCAACAATCAATATAAAAGATATATTATATGTTGATGAGGAGTTCATGGGCATAGTTAATGTTGGACTTGGAACTACAAATATTGGTCCAATTACTAATAGTGGAAGTATTAATCTTGTTGAAGTTGATAGGGGATTTGTTGGATCTTCTGCAACATCTCATTCAGATAATACCGAAGCAAGAATTTACAAAGGAGCATTTAATATTGTAGATGATGAAATTAATTTTGCAGAAGCACCTAGAGGAAATCCTCAAATTGATAAAACTAGACTCAATTTAGATTTTGAAACATCATCATTTACCGGAAGAACGTTCTTAAAATCTATTGTTGATGATGGTGGTAATTTACAAGACATCAATAAAGTTTATGATAATATATCCGATCAATTTACAGGAATAGGAAGAACATTTACATTAACTGTTGGTGGAGCAAATACTACTGGTATTGGAACTACGGGTGGAAGTGGTCTTATCTTCATTAACAGCATTTATCAATCACCAAAAACTGCAAACAATCCTACTATATTTAATTATGAAATTAATGAAAATACCTCTTCAGGAATAACAACTGTAGAATTTTCTGGAATAACAAAACCAGATATAGATCCTGTAGAATTTGTAACCTCAGATACTGATGTTAATCAAAATGAGACTCCTAGAGGTGGAATTATAGTTTCACTTGGATCTACTCCTGGACTTGGATTTGCACCACTTGTAGGTGCTTCTGTGACTGCTGTTGTCGGTGCTGGAGGTAGTTTCGTATCAGTGGGATTAGGAACCACTGATAACTTGGGATCTGGGTATAATGGATTAGTTTCTATTGGAGTAACTGTAGTAGACATAGAGTATGATCATAGATTTGTAAGTGCTGGAGTAAATTCAATCACAGATAATACTGGTGGAACTCATACTGCGACAGATGCTACTTATAATTCTAGAACTGGTGATTTAGTTCTGACTATTCTTAATCATGGATTAACAACATCAAATACGATTGGTATTGCCACAGAATCATTGACATTCACCTGTTCTAAGGATAGTCATGCAACAAATCACCCATATCCAAGGGCAATATCAAAAACAAAATTGAGAAGAGGACAGTCAGGAGGAGACCCAATTCATAATCAACAAGTAGCAATTGCAGCAACTACATTGAATACTATTCAAATTGGTGTAGGAAGTGGTGGTGGTGCTGGTACAGGAGCAGTAGTTTCAGTTGATTCTATAGGCATTGGTGGAACTCTATCATTTAACGTTGGTTCTGCTGGAACCAATTATGTAAATCCGGAAGTGTTTGTAGACAATCCAGCATATAAAAACCTCCCTATTACCGGAGTTTCTAGACTTGGAGTCGGAGCAACAACAGATAGTGGAATTGGATTATTATTGGATGTCAAAGTTGGTGGATCCTCTACAACTGTAGGAATAGGATCTACTCATTTTGAAGTAACAGAGTTCCAAATTTCAAGATCGGGATATTCATTCCAAAGAGGTGATGTACTCAAACCAGTTGGTTTAGTTACTGATTCTAGATTATCCTCTCCAATATCCAATTTTGAACTTACTGTGCTCGAAACATATTCTGACAACTTTGCTGCTTGGGAATTTGGAGAACTTGATTATATTGATAGTATCAAAGAACTTCAAGATGGAAATAAAACTAGATTCCCTCTTCAATATAATGGAGAACTTCTCAGTTTTGAAGCTGATAATAATGAACCAATTAAAGATAACATGAGCAATCTATTGGTAATCTTTATAAATGGTGTTCTTCAAAAACCTGTAACTAATTACGTATTTGAAGGTGGAACCTCATTTGTATTTACAAAGGCACCTTTATTTGAAGATGAAGTTGAAATTTATTACTATAAGGGTCTTAAAGGTACAGATTCTCAACAAAATGATAATGTCAAACCAACCATAGAACCTGGTGATATTGTTCAAGTTAAAAGTAATAACACTATTTCAAACACAGTAACACAAGAAAATAGAACAGTTTATGATTTAACAGAATCTGATAGAATTGAAACTAATCGTTACGATCGTATTGGAGTTGACGATCAAAATCAAAAACCAGTTTCATGGACTAAACAAAAAGCAGGTAAAAAAATTAATGGTGAGTTTATATCCAAAACTAGAGCTTCAATAGAACCTTTAATTTTCCCAACCGCAAGAATTATTAAGGATGTATCAACAACTGATACAGAAGTGTTTATTGAAAATTCAAAACTATTCAGTTTTGAAACTGATGATGGTGGTTATAGTGACCTTTCAACTCCATGTGATGGATTGATTGTGAATGGAATTGCGACAACAGGATTCACAACTGGATTAGTTGAAAAAATTACATCATTCAGCACTATAAACGGTTCTTCTGGAATTGTTACCGGAATTACAACATCTGCAGGAACTGCATCAAATCCATTAGCTATTGTATTTACAATTATTGATGAAGGTTCTACTGCTTCAACACTCAGTGGATTATCTACTGGATATCCCATTTATATTAATGAAACTAATGTTGGCAACGGTGTGACCTCAATTGACACTACCGGTTTAAATTCCAATACGGTTGGTATTGGAACTACGTGTTTAGATAACATTTATTATGTTGGTGACTGGTCAGCCAAACAGTTAGCAGGAAGCAAATATGTGGGAGTTATAACCTGTAATGTGGACTCCAATACAAATACTGTTGGAATTGCCACTACTGGAAGTGATCCAAATAATATTGTTGGAAGATATTCATGGGGAAGACTATCTAGTGGAACAAGATCTTCAAATCCAGTGTCAATTGCCGTAACCGGAAATGTTGTTTCAGGTTTAGCAACATATCCTACTATTCAAAGGAGAGGTGTTGGGATTAGAAAAACCGGTGCTCTTCCTAAAATAGAATCTTAATTATATCGTATAAATATCTAAAAAACTATCAATATGGCTGCATTCGTAACAGATCAATTTAGAATATTGAATGCTGGTTCCTTTGTAGAGTCTATCAGTAATAATTCTTATTATGCTTTTTTAGGATTATCAAATCCAACAGATGTTGGTTTTGGCAGAACTACTAATTGGGATACCAGTACAACTAATAATCCTGTAGATAATTTGCAATATTTGTCTCATTATAGAGATACTAGTTTATTTGGTAAAAAAATTACCACGGAAAACGCTAGAAGAGTTGTAACAAGAATTGATTGGATTGAAAACAATGCCTATGATATGTATAGACATGATTATGGGCAGAGTAATCTATCTCCTGTTAATAGGTCTTTAACATTATATGGTGCAAAATATTACGTAATTACTGATGAGTTTAAGGTTTATATCTGCCTTGATAATGGAACTTCTGGATCTACAGGACCCACTGATACAGTCACTGTTCCTTTATCAACAGTTAAACCAACACATACTGATCCAGAACCAAGTTTATTGAGTGATGGATATGTGTGGAAATATTTGTTTAAAATTTCACCATCAGATGTCATTAAGTTTGACTCTACGGAATTTTTTGTTGTTCCAAATAATTGGTCAACTACCACAGACTCTGATATTCAAATAATCAGAGATGGTGGTAATTCAGATAATAATAATAATCAAATTAAAACAGTATATATTGAAAATGGTGGGACTGGATATTCGGATGAAACTGTAGATATTGTAGGTGATGGAACTGGAGGAAAAGTAAATATAAAAACAACAGGTGGAGTGATAACCGAAATAACAGTAACTCAAGGAGGTAAAGGTTATACTTTTGGAGCTATTGATTTAAAGAATCAAGGTGGACAAAATGCAAAATTAATTCCAATAATTCCACCATCTAAAGGTCATGGATATAACATTTATCAAGAGTTAGGAACTGATAAAGTATTATTATATGCTAGGTTTGATGATTCGACTAAAGATTTTCCTACAGATACAAAATTTGCTCAAGTTGGTATTCTAAAAAATCCAGAAACTTTTGGAGGAGGAACAACTTTTAATGAAAATCAGTTTTCATCACTTTTTGCCATTAAATTGACTAGTCAAATATCAATTAGTATTGGAACCGAAATATCGCAAACCGTAACTAGCGGAGCTGGTGTTACAACAATTGCAAAAGGATATGTAGCTTCTTACGATAAAGAAACTAATGTTTTAAAATATTATCAAGATAGATCCTTATGCTTTGGTAATGAAGTAGACCAGACAGATTCTAATGATACTGCTGCCATTGTAGGATTTAGCACTGCAGTTACAGCATTAAGTCCTGCTGGAACCATAGATACAAGTTTTAATGGTAGTGTGGTGACAATTAATTCTAAGCAAATTAATTTAGGAGTTAATTTTACAAATGGACTTGCAGATCCTGAGATAAATAAAAAGACAGGGGATATAATTTACATCGACAATCGACCCACAGTTCAAAGAGACTCTAGGCAAAAAGAAGACGTTAAAATCATTCTGGAATTCTAAAAAAAGATGGCACAAAAAACAGACTTAAATATCAGCCCATATTATGATGACTTTGATAAAAGTAAAAACTTTTATAAAGTCCTATTTAAACCAGGATTTCCAGTTCAGGCTAGAGAATTAACCACTCTCCAGTCTATTTTACAAAATCAAGTAGAATCTTTCGGAAGCAATATCTTCAAAGAAGGTTCTATGGTTCTTCCAGGAGGAATAACTTTTGATGGCGAATATTGTGCGGTAAAATTGAATGCTACCAATTTGGGGGTAGATGTTTCAGTCTATATTAAAAATGCCATTGGAAAAACTATAATAGGTGTATTATCTGGTGTAAGTGCCACAATTAAAAACGTTGCATTGACCACAGATAGTGATGAAGTAGATAATTTAACGATTTATGTAAAATACATTAATACAGGCACTGATTCCGAATCAACTACTTTTACACCTGGAGAAAATTTAACTGCATCTGAAAATATAACCTTTGGAAATACTGTTATTAATGCCGGAACAGTATTTGCTTCTGTTTTGGAAGAAAATGCAATATTTATTGGTTCTGCTGCGTCTATTGATAACGGAGTTTATTTTGTAAGAGGTAATTTTGTTAATGTTTCTAAGCAAACTTTAATATTAGATTATTATAACAGTTCTCCATCTTATAGGGTTGGATTAAAAGTAAGTGAAAAGATAATAAATGCTAAAGATGACGACTCTTTATATGATAATGCAAAAGGGTTCACAAATTTTGCAGCTCCAGGTGCAGATAGATTTAAAATTGAATTAACTCTAGTTAAAAAATCTTTAACAGATTTCAATGATACCGACTTTATAGAAGTTCTTAGAGTTGATGATGGAAAATTAAAGAAAGTGGTCGATAAAACAGTATATAATATCATTAGAGATTATATAGCAGAAAGAACTTTTGATGAATCAGGACATTATACTGTTGATGAATTTAGAGTAAATGTTTTAGAATCTTTAAATGATAGAATTAATAATGACGGTCTATTTTTAGAAAATGAAGTTACAGAAGAATTAAATACTCCATCTGATGATTTAATGTGTGTTCAGGTATCACCTGGAAAAGCATATGTAGCTGGATATGATGTTAAACTTGATGCAGCAGTAACTTCTGATGTTGAAAAACCAAGAGATACTGAAAACATATCAAGTATTAATGTTCCTTTTGAAATGGGACGTTTATTGAGAGTTAACAATGTTACAGGTACTCCAAAAGAACATGAAGAAATTGAATTAAAGTCTCAATTAAAAGGAGATGGTGCAGGATCTACTATTGGAAAAGCAAGAGTATATACATTCAACTTAACAGATGCAGCATATTCTGGTGCGGCAACTCAATGGGATTTGTATCTTTATGATATTCAAACTTATACAAATTTAACCTTTAATAGATCCGTATCAGGAACAGAAGTTCCAGCAACATCATTTATTAAAGGTAAGAGTAGTGGTGCAACAGGTTTTGCAGTTGCTGCTGGTAGTGGAACATCATTAAATGTTCATCAAACTTCTGGGACATTTGTTGCAGATGAACAATTATTGGTTAATGGTGTAGATGCTTCTTTGGTATTGAAAGAGTTTAAAGTTTATGGTATCAGAGACATTAAATCAGTATCTCAAACTACTAGTAGTTTCTCTGGATATCCGTCAGCAGCATTTGCAGCAGACAGTGCTCTTAGTTCTAGAAAAATTGCAGGAGTCACTGAAGCAACCTTAAGTTCATCAACCTTCACAAGTCCAGGTAATCTTTTTACTGGTATTAAAGTAGGTGATATTATTAAATATCAAGCTGGAAATGCTGATCCTCAATACAATAGAGTTACTTTAGTAGATGGAAATCTGACATCAATAAATGTTACTGCTCTAGGTGGTAGTAATGTATCTGGTGTTTATGATAAAGATAAAGTAGCTGGAACATATAATATCGAACTTGCAGTTACGGAATTAAGGAATATTGAAAATGGATCTCTTTATGCAGATCTTCCCGATTCCAACATTTCTTCAGTAAATCTTTCCAATTCTCAATTATTAATAACTAAACAAATAACTGGAAAAAGTGTTTCTGGTGGTCAACTAACATTTAATTTATCTGATGTAACCGGAATTAGTAGTGCATCTTTTGAATCATTTGATCAAGAAAGATATTCTATAATTTATACCAGTGGAGGTGGAATTGGAACAATCACATCCGATTCTTTCAATCTTGCGGGTAATGATGTAACTATTAGTGGATTGCCCATTAATGGATCTGTTGTTGTGAATACAACTCTTGTAAAGAATGGTATTCAAAGTAAGATTAAGGAGTATACTAGAAGTGCTCTAAATATCGTAAATTTATCACAACTTGTTCAATCTGGTGCAGCAACTAGTGATTCAATTAATGATGGATTAACCTATAATCAATATTATGGATTGAGAGTTCAGGATGATAAAATATCTTTAAATGTTCCTGATGTATCTAAAGTTCTTGCAGTATATGAATCAACAAACACTCTAGATCCTACTTTAGATGTACTCAAATTCTCATCAATATCTCAGGTAGACACTAATGCCATTATTGGTGAAGATATTATTGGATCTGATACTGGTGCTTTAGCAAGAATTGTCACAAATAATTCTACAACACCCTCTACTGGTGATAATAATAAACTTGGAATCGTTTATCTAAACGATCAAAAATTTAATCCAGGAGAAAATGTAGTATTCAAAGAGTCTAATATAATTTCAACATTAGAATCAATAACTCTAGGAAAATATAAAAATATTACGAATAATTTTAATCTTGATAAAGGTCAAAGAGACGAATATTATGATTATTCAAGATTGATCAGAGTTGGAACTCAAGTTCCAGAAAAAAGACTTTTGATTGTATATGATCATTATATAATTCCAACTTCAGATAATGGTGATGTCTTTACTGTTCTTAGTTATGATGCAGAAAGATTCTCTAAAGATATTCCTGTCATAGGATCAAAAAATGTCAGAGCTTCTGATACTCTTGATTTCAGACCTAGAGTACCGACCTTTGACACAGCAACAACTAGGTCTCCCTTTGATTTTAGTTCAAGAATCTTTACTAATGATCCAAAATTAACACTAAAACCTGGAGAGGGATCATTACTAGGGTACGATTTTTATCTGCCTAGAATTGATAGAGTATATCTTGACAAATTTGGAAGTGTTGTTGTAAGAAAAGGTGTTTCTGCTGCAGATCCAGAACCACCATCAAATGAAGATGGTGACTTAATGCAAATAGCACAAATCAATCTTCCTGCTTATCTGTATGATACTGATGAGGTTACTATATCTTCTATAGACAATAGAAGATATACTATGAGAGATATTGGTAATCTTGAAGATAGAATTGAAAACTTGGAAAGAGTTACATCATTAAGTTTACTTGAACTTAACACAAAAACTTTAAAAGTTGAAGATGCAAATGGAAATGACAGATTTAAGAGTGGAATATTTGTAGATAATTTCAATAATAAAGATTTGTCCAACAGTGATTTAACAACCACTGACATTAGAAATGGAGAACTGAGACCTTTTTCGTTCAGAAATTCTTTACAGCAAAGATTAGTTCCTGCAGTAGAAGTACCAGAAAGTCAATTAGATTTGTCACAAAATTATGAACTATTAGATTCAAATGTACAAAAAACTGGTCCTGCAGTTACTTTAAAATATGATTCTGTAGATTGGTTAAGTCAATCTCTTGCTACTAGGGTTGAGAATGTTAATCCATTTCACGTTGTAGAATTTAATGGAATAATCACACTTTCTCCAGATACAGATACATGGGTAAGAACAATCAGTCTTCCACCTCGTGTAGTAAATAATACAATTAATAGAACAGTTAATAGATCAGAACAAAGGACTGCTGAGGATAGAGTTATAGACTTGAATCCAGATGAATTTGATGATTTTGTAGGACGTTCAGAAGAAATAGGAAGAACAACTAACACTAATACCACTAGTAATACTGTTTCTGATGTTAGAACTGTTCTTGTTTCTTCAGGAGCAGAAAAATATGTTCGTTCTAGAAACGTTGCTTTCTTCGGAACTCTTTTCAGACCTCTTGCAAGACATTATCAATTCTTAGATAATCATAGTAATTTGACATTTATTCCAAAACTTGTTGAGATTGCAAATTCTCCCACTTTAACAAATTCTGGATCTTCCAATAATTCCTTCCAAACAGGAGAGACTGTAAGAGTATTTACTGCAGGAAAATTGGTAGGAATTTTTAGATTAGCATCATCAAATCATAAAACAGGTGCATTTAATTCTCCAACAACCACATATAGCATCAACCCATACGCAAATTCTGAAAATATACCTTCAGGATATAGTCAATCTTCTAAGACTATAAACATTGATTTAAATTCATTGTCAGCAGAAGATCAAGGAAGTTTTAATGGATATTTTGAAAAAGGTTCCAAAATAGTCGGACAAACTAGTGGTGCTATCGCATATGTAAAAGACTTAAGACTTATTTCCGATGTTAACGGAACTTTATTTGGTTCATTCTTTATAAAAAATCCTCATGTAGATCCTGCTCCAAACCCTAGAATACTTACTGGAAGAAAAACTTATAGATTATCTAGTAGTGCTACAAATCAAAAACCACTTCCAGGTAGCACACTGATTTCTGCTGGAGATACTACTTATACAGCAAACGGAACTTTAAGACAGTTACAGCAAGTAACTACACTTACTACAACAGTTACTTCTACTATAACTACGATTACAACCAGAAGAAATGTAAGGGCACGTAGAATAGATCCATTAGCACAAAGTTTTGTTGTTGGTAGAGATATTGATGCTCCCGATTTTACTGGTGATACTGATGATGATAATGGAGTATTTGTGACGAAGGTAGATTTATTCTTCGCATCAAAACCAGATGGAGGTCAACCACTCACAGTTGAAATAAGGACAGTGGAATTGGGAATACCAACATTAGATATTGTAGGTGAACCAAAAACACTAACACCTGATCAAATAGCAATTTCAAATAACGGAAAAACTGCAACTACAGTTGTTTTTGATTATCCAATTTATCTTCCACCCGGACAAGAATATGCAATAGTTCTTCTTGCTCCAAACTCCGATCAATATGAAGTTTGGACAGCAAAAATGGGAGAAACAACTATTGAAACCAAAGATCTTCCTCCTACTGAATCTATAAGATACAGCAAACAATTTGCTCTTGGAAGCCTTTTCAAGTCTCAAAATGGATCAACATGGACTCCTGCTCAAGAGTCAGACCTTAAGTTCAAACTTTATAAGGCAAAATTCACTTCAAACGCAGGTATTGCACACTTTGCAAATCCACCTCTTGATAGTAGTAATGGATACATTCCTACTCTTGGTGAGAATGCGTTAACAGCATTACCAAAAAATGTAACACTTGGTATTACTACAATTACTCCTACAAATGATCCTGCAGGAACACTTGTAGGAATTTTAACCGCAGGTAGAAGAATTGCCGGTGCAGGAAATAGTTTTGGAACCATTGTTTCTACTGGAAGCACTGCTAATAGTGTTAGTGTAGTAAACGGAGGAGCAAATTACACAGTTCGTAATGATGTTTCTACTGTTAATGTTTCAGGACAAGGTAGTGGACTAACTGTAAATATAGGTGCTGTTGGTATCGGCAGCAGTGTTACTACTGTGACTGTTAATAAGAGAGGAACGGGATACAATACAGGTGATATTGTTTCACTTACTAATGCCTCTGGTCAAACTGGCAGAAATGCGATCATTAGTATTACTGCTAGTCAGCATACTGATACATTATATCTCAGTAATGTTCAGGGATCAATTCCTACAGGAGATTTGGTTTATTTTGATACTGATACGACTAAAGTATCTCTTGCTAATACTGATGTTACATCTTCAACCGAAGATACAGGAATTAATTCTGGAAATTATTTGAAAGTTCAACACTTTAATCATGGAATGTACGCAAATAACAACAAGGTATTGTTAAATGATATTATTTCGGATACGGCACCTGCAATATTAACTTCAGATCTTGGTGCTACAGCTTCATCCAGTGCAACTATTTCAGTTGACGATTCAACAGTATTTGCTACCTTTGAAGGACAACCTGTTAGTACTAACAATCTTGGATATGTTAAAATTGGTGATGAAGTTATTGCGTATGAAACTGCAGCAAATAATCTATTAACTATTAACTCAAGAGCAGTAGAGGGAGTTGCAGAAGATCATGCAATCGATGATCAAGTAATGAAGTATGAATTCAATGGACTCTCATTGAGAAGGATTAATAATGTGGTTTATGATATTTCTGATACTGGAATTGAAAGTGATTCTTACTATGTTGAAGTTGATAGGGGAGCAACATCCACTATAGAAGGAAAATCATTAGGAAATAATAGATCAATCGGTATTGGAACATTGCCACAGGCATCCTTCTCAACACTATTAATTGGTGGTGGAGATGATATTAAAGCATCAGAAAATATCATGTTCAATAGAATTAATCCTAGATTTGATATTATTTCTCCAGGAAGTCAAACTTCCGTAACTTCCAACATTAGAACTACATCGGGAACTAGTATCGATGGAAACGAAGTTTCATTCACCCTTGAAAATACTATTCAAGAAGTAACACCAAATAGAGAGAATGATTTAACTTCTGTTCGCATGGTTTGCTCTAGGGTTAATGAACTAAATCAATCGCAATTTACTAATGTATCTGGAAAGAGGTCATTTAATTCCACATTAACACTTAACACAACCGATGAAAATCTTTCTCCAATAATATTCTCAGATACCTCTACTGTTGAATTCATCTTAGATAATATTAATAGTCCAATAACAGATTATACTACAGATTCTAGAGTAAATTCATTATCAAATGATCCTCATGAAGTAATTTACGTTACAAATACAGTAAATATTGCACAACCAGCATCTTCCTTGAAAGTTTTATTGACAGCATATAGACCAAAAGTAGCAGATATAAGAGTTCTTTACAGTTTAATTAGAGAGGATTCAGCAGAAGTAGAACAATCATTTGAATTGTTCCCAGGATTTGATAATTTGGAGTTAACTTCTTCAGGTGAATTGAAAGTAATTAATCCTAAGTTAAATAATGGAAGACCCGATGTTAAAGTTCCTCCAAGTCAAAAAGATCAATATTTAGAGTATGAATTTACTGCGAATGATCTAGAGGATTTTAGTGGATATGCTATAAAAATCGTTATGTCATCAACGGATCAGGCAAATGCTCCAATAATTAAAGATCTTAGAACTTTAGCAGTGAAATGACAAAATTAACGAAAGTTAAGGATCATCCTCATCTTTATAGGGATGATAATACTGGGGCAATTATAAATTATGACACTATTGGTTATAATCAAAGATTGAAAAAAATTGAGTTAGAAAAATCTCAAAAACAAGAGTTGGACAATATAAAAAAAGATATTGAAGAAATTAAAGAGTTGTTAAAACAATTTTTACATAAATGATTGCCTGGTGAAATGATATAAATATCTAGAGGTATATTAGCATCAATAATAATGGCTGTTTATGTATCCAATATAGTGATTGAAAAAGGATTTGACTTTGACACATCTTTTCAATTAGAAGACACTAGAACAAATGCACCTTTAGACCTAACTGATGCCACTACAGAGGCACAAATGAGGAAACATTATGGAGCATCTACATCAGTATCTTTTGCATCTACAATTACTAGTGCGGATCAGGGAATTATTTCAATTTCAATGACTTCAAATCAAACAGTCAGTTTGAAACCAGGAAGATATGTATATGATGTAAAAATTTTAAATGCTGGTAGAGAATATAAAGCTGTCGAAGGCACAGCACTACTACGAGGGGGAGTAACTAGGTAATGCCTAATATTAACGACAGGATTGGTTCTCAGAATGTCATTCGTGTATTATCTAATGCTTCTGCACCACCAACACGAATAGTTAATTTAACTGACGTACAATCGACTAGAAAAAATGAAGATGGGATGATCCTTGTATGGGATCTATCCACAGAAAAATTCTTCATGACAGATGCGATCGATTCCGCATCTTTAACTGTTACTGGTATTGCAACATTTTCTAATACAACTCAATCGAGTTCAATATCCACCGGAGCATTAGTTGTTAATGGTGGTGTTGGAATTGCAAAAGAAGTACATATCGGAGAAGGGATTACAGTTGCAGGAATTTCAACCTTCTCATCTGCCTTAGATATAAATGCTGCTGTTGATATTTTAAATGGATTAAAGGTAAATCAAACTTTTGAATCTGTTGGAATTACTACTCTAGCATCTGCTGGTGGTATTACTACTACTGGTGGTAATTTGTTTGTTGGTGCTGGATTAACAGTAGCAAATAATCTCAAAATTAACGGAACATCAGAATTTATTGGAAATGCCACCTTCAGGGGAGGCACTATTGGTATTGGTGATTCCACTAGTGACGATATTGATATTGGTGGTGAGTTTGTATCTAATTTAGTACCAAACACTGATAATACTTTTGATATTGGTATTACCACTCAAAGGTGGAGAGATGGAAAGTTTGCTGGTCTCGTAACATCAACAAATTTAAATGTCTCAGGTGTTGCGACCTTTAATACTGTAGACCTCAATGGTAATGTAGATATTGATGGACGAATTGATTTAGATGAAGTAGTAATTGCTGGTGTTACTACATTCAATAATGCTGATGTAGTTTTCCAGGGTGCTGCTGCTGGTCAGAATATAACATTTGATGCTTCTGAAAATGATTTAGAGTTTACTGATAATGCTAGAATAAAATTTGGTAATAATGATGATCTTGAAATATGGCATGATGGTACTAATAGTAATATAAAAAATTCTACGGGTGATTTTCATATTCGTAGTGATTCACTCGCACTCAAAACAACAGATAATAGTGAGAGATATCTTAAAGCTACTAAGAATCAAGATGTAAAATTATATTATAATGGCAATGAGAAATTTGCCACCACTGGTACTGGTGTAACTGTATTTGGAAACACTGAAACCCAAACATTAAATGTAACGGGACTTTCCACTTTCACTGGTATTGTTACAACTGTAAGTGACTTATATGTTGGTGGAGATCTTTATGTTGCTGATGATTTAACTTTTGATGAATTTACTGCACGTAATGCTAATGTCACTGGTATTGCAACGATAGGAACTCTTGGTGTTACTGGATTAACTACTACACAAAATCTAAGAGTTGCCGGACTATCAACTTTTGTTGGGGTTGCAACTTTTTCAAACAATGTTTTTGTTGCAGGAACACTTGATGCCGGACTTATTGATGGAGGTTCATTCTGATGGCAAAACCAACTACTAGAGAAGAATTAAAGGATTACTGTCTTAGACAACTTGGTGCTCCTGTTTTAGAAATTAATGTTGCTGATGAGCAGGTTGAAGATCTGCTTGATGATACTTTACAATATTTTAATGAGAGACATTATGATGGTGTGGAAAGAATGTACCTTAAGTACCAGGTATCTCAGGATGATATTAATAGAGGAAAGGCAAGTGGAACAGATGGTATTGGCATAACAACCACAACTGGAACCTCAAACATTGTTGGGTTTGGAACAACAACATTTAATTTTTACGAAAATTCTAATTATATTCAAGTTCCCGATTCAGTAATTGGTATAGAAAAAATATTTAAGTTTGATACTAGTAGTATTTCTGGAGGAATGTTCAGTATCAAATATCAGTTGTTCTTAAATGACTTGTATTATTTTAATTCTGTTGAATTATTACAGTATGCTATGACAAAGACTTATCTAGAAGACATTGATTTTTTATTAACTACAGATAAGCAAATAAGATTTAATAAAAGACAAAATAGATTATATCTTGATATAGATTGGGGTGCTCAAACTAAAGATACATTCTTTGTTATTGATTGTCAGAGAGCATTAGATCCAAATGATTTTTCAAAAGTCTTTAATGATAGTTTTGTGAAGAGATATCTCACTTCTGCAATTAAAAAGCAATGGGGTCAAAATTTAATTAAATTTCAAGGAGTAAAACTTCCTGGTGGAATTGAATTAAATGGTAGACAATTATATGATGATGGGCAAAGAGAGTTGGATGAAATAAAACAGAGAATGGCAATGGACTATGAAATGCCACCTCTTGATCTTATTGGTTAATAGTCATGTCATTAAATCCATTTTTTCTCCAAGGATCTACAAATGAACAATTTCTTGTTCAAGATCTTATTAATGAGCAACTAAAAATTTATGGGGTGGAAATTTATTATCTACCAAGAAAAATTTTTAAAACTGACAATATAATTCGTGAAATACAATCATCAAAATTTGATGATGTTTTTATGATGGAAGCGTATATCAATAATTATGATGGATATGCTCCTGATAGTGATATTATGACCAAGTTTGGTCTTAGATTGAAAAATGAAATAAGTTTGACTATATCCAGAGAAAGATATGAGGAATTCATTGCACCATTTTTGGAAGGTATTTCTTCTGGTATTAGGGAAGGAGTAATTACCGAGTATGACTTTGCAGATTTAATTACAAGACCAAAGGAAGGAGATTTAATTTATTTTCCTCTTGGTGAAAGATTGTTTGAAATTAAGAGAGTTGAATCAGAAAAACCCTTTTATCAACTCGGAACAAATTATGTTTATGAATTAAGTTGTGAACTTTATGAATATGAAAATGAACTCATTGATACTGCGATTGAAGAAGTTGATAACACTGTAGAAGATGAAGGATACATTACATCTTTAGTTCTTGCAGGAACTGCTGTTACTGCTACTGCAACAGCAAATCTAGGAACCAGAGGTATTAAAGAAATTACTTTAAATAATGATGGTAGTGGATATACTTCTACTCCAACAGTTATTTTTTCGGATCCTCCGTCTGGTATTGCTACCGTCACAGCCAAAGCAATTGCAATAACTACTAATAGAGGTAACGTTCAATCTATTTTAAGATTGGAATTAACAAATGGCGGATCTGGATATATAACAGCACCAACCATTACTATAAGTGGTGGTGGTGGAACAGGTGCCGCAGCTACATGTGCGATTGGATCAGAAAGTGAATTGTCTGTTAATAACTTCACAATCAATAATCAAGGAAAAGGATATTCTCTTCCTCCTATTGTAACAATTGA